TGTGCCTTCGGAGTGCGACCCTAGCCCGGACGCTGTGCTGGAAACGCCCTGGGAGAACGACGTGTTGCCGGGAGCCAGGCTGCCGGTACCCGCAGCGAAGCTGTAGAGCCCGGATGCGTGCGAGCTGACTCCAAAGGCAGCAGATGCGGTGCCGGTGCTGGTGCAGCTGTGTTGGCAGAAGGCGTCACTCAGGTACAGACGCCCCGATACATCGAGCTGGTATGCGACACTGTTGTGACTGGGATCTCCCGCGTGATCCACCGCACTTCCATCAAGAATTGGAAGATCATCGTACCCTACAAACATCCTAGCCCGATTGTATGTATAGTAGGTGCGCACCGTCTCTTCTCCTAGAAGACTGTAATTCGTGCCCGATATATCGACATAGCCATCCGGTAGGATCATCCTGTTTAGCTTATCCACCATCGCCGTCACTCCGCTGATGTCGGCCACCTGCTGTTGCCCCGAGATGTCCAAGTTCGTTAGCCCCTTGAGGCCGACGTACCGGAAATAGGATAGCTTGGGCGGACTAGCAGGGATATTCGCATTGGTCGACAGGTCCGTCGTGTCCTGATATAACTGCAGGTATCCACTCTGGTTATCCATCACCCAGAACAGCGGAAAGCTATTGATAGGGTTGTTGATGTACGCAGAGCCGTTATTATACTTGACCCGCATCAGGTACGTCGAGTTGACGTCGTCGAACTTGAAGTTGATCGTGTCGCGAAGGGTGTTGTTTCCCTGCGCGTCAAGATAGTACCACACACGCGAGTTAGACCCTGGGACCGGTGCGAGGGATACATTCTTGTAGAACTCGATCTTCGAGTCGGGAAACAACTGGGAGAAACTCTGTCCGGCATTGAGAGAAGGGGCCCCGCCGATCGAGTCCGCCCAGTTCCCGCTGTTGTCAAGAACCGATATGCCAATGGGAGCCTCTGTTGGTATGGCCTCGATATTAATGTCCCTGCTAAAGATGTTCGTTATGGAGCGGTACGGTTCGTTGCTGAACTGCTGGTCTAGTTGGGTGGCGGCAACCCCCGTAAACCTCTTGAACAAGAGGCTGGTCTGGTAGTCGTTGTCGATAACCGCACTCATGTACTATAATTGCCGGTTATATTTATGGAAGAGTGCTAACTCGTCCCGTAGCTTATAACCACGTTCGTGATCTTGACATTACTTCCATTCTTGAGACCGATCCTGTAAAACACCGGCGTGCTAGCGTTAGGGCTGAAGAACTTGATATTATGGACCGCCTGCTGGCCGCTATTTGTGAATCGTCTGTAGGCCCCTGCATCGTCCGCATTGTTTAGTTGTACCGTAAGGCCACTGTCCCATGTTCCCTGAACAGCTTTCCAACCACTCCGCCCGGAGGCGTATCCCGAAGGGATTGTGATTCCCGGGGAGAAGTAGGACTCTATCTCCTGTACATAGAGCAGGTAGTCGTCTCCTAGAGCCAAGGTCGAACCTGGGCCCGCACCGCCAGACCCGCTGACAACCACTTTTCCGAAACTGCTGGAGCTCTGTCTCACGTCGCTAAGCATGACCCATTTGTAAACTCCTGATACGGTGTATGCTCCTCCTTGGTACCAGTCATCGTTGGCTGCCGTGTACTGTCTAGACTTCGTAACGCCGCTCCCGTCGAGGTTGCTGTAGTCCACCGTCTGCCCGTAGTAGGGCGTGCTATAGTCGATGTAAGGGTTATCGCTGTTCACGGTGCTGTACTGCCCAGACGTAAATCCGCCGTTACACCACATCAGCTGCAGGGAGCTTATCAAGCTCGCATGCGAGTATGCTGCGCTGTATGTTGAGTAGTTCGTGGGGTACTCGCCGGATCCAGGGGCATGGAGAGTGTAGCCGAACGGAAGCGAGGGACTGGACATCGTAAAATCCCACCAAAGAGGCTTGCCCGCGAAGTCGATGGGCAGAGTTGCGGGCGTCGGCACTACCAGCTGCGGGTAGGTGACATTGTTTCTGTGTCCGCTGTCGGTGTCGACGTAAAACTGTGGATTGTGAGCTCGGTCGCGCGAGTACTGGTACGTGGTGTTGGAGGATATTCCGTTCGCACCCGTTAGCGGTAGATCGACCTGGGTGCCGGAGATAGCCTGGGTCGCGGGTTGAGGGTTCCAGTCCCAGTCGATCGCGTAGGTGTCGAGCGAATCCCCCGCGGCGGACCCACCGGCGGACGCATACATGAGGTTCCCCTCCATAAGTATGTTTCCTGGCCGCCACCACAGGTTCATATTGTTAAACTGGCCCGCCAGGTTGCTGGTGAAGACTGGGTTGGAGGAGGGACGGGACAGGCCGAAGAAATCCTGGGTCAATACAGGGTTCCCGTGCGTCTCGGAAAACCCGGTCAGGGTGATCGCTGCCGCCGGTTTCTGCCCGATGTAAAGTTTGTAGTTAAGCGGGGGGGATGCTGCTGAGCCGTTTGGAAAGTACTGCCCGAACGATATGTCCCACGCGTTAAAGATTCCGCTAACGGCGTTGTTGCATATGTCCGGGTACGAGGTCAATCGCACGTCCTTGACCTCGAGAGATGACACGTCAACTCCAAGATACCAACCACGGAGGCGATAGGCCTGAACAAGAGGTAGTGTCGCGGGAGGCATGGCATCTTTTGACTGGGACTGGTCGAAGGCGAAGTAGGTATTGGTTTCCGAGGTGGCCGAGTCGTTTCCGGTGTACCCGACCCGCATGGTTCCGTTCAAATCCTGGGGGACGGGCGCATTCGTCGAGAAAGAGAAGCGGCAGAGGTCCACACCCGACAGTGCCGTTCCCAATTCCCCCGCAGTACGCTCGTCCCCACTGATCCTGCTATCGCGTACCGAGTAGCTCAGGTTGCCGTTCTCCAGTTTGTACAGGGAGCTCGGCTCGAAAAAATAGACGGTCTGGGGGAATGGGGTAAGGACACCCGTTTGATACACCGGCGCCACTGGCGTGTATTGCGACCCAGAAACGAGGGTGAGATTACTATTGGTGAAGAAGGGTCCGGCGAGTAGGTTTGTGTACGGAGATGAACCTCCCCCAGTGACTTGGGAGCGTGTGGGAGCATCTACTACGACGGATGGATAGGCAGTCGGTGTAGGATAGTTGGTCGTGTAGACTCCGTAACTAAGGTCACTGTTAAGCTTCATGAAGTAGCCGGACACGTCGTATTGATACCCTGGAAATACGGTCTCGTTCCCCGTGTTCGCGATATCGTCTTGCAAAGGCGGGCTGAAGTTCGCCCCGAATCCCCAGGAATTAGTAGTTAGATTGTTGGAGACATACGATACATCGAAAACGTCGTATGGAGGAGGAGGAGGTTGGAACTGGAGGGACGCCGGATCCTTCGAGCCGGACAAGTCGAACCCGTAGTTTACGTGGAGCCCATACAACGGTAGAGCCGGGAATGGCGTGTTCAGCGACATGTCTGCATACGGGGAACCGGCCGTCGGGAAGTTGTTCGCCCCCGACACGTTGAGGCGTCTGTAATCTGTCTCCGCGAGGGCAATTGCCTGTGGCGGCGTCGCAGGCCCAAAACTCCCAAAGACGAAATAAGAACCCGAGTTGTCGGGCATGTACAAGTAGTTCCACTCCGGATCGACGGTCCCGAAATAGTCGGGTGAGGGCAGGACCTCCTCAGACTTGTTAGTAAGGTATATTCTGAACTGATACTGTGTGCTTCCTAGCTGTAGCTTATTCTCGTTCTGATAGACAAACAGAGGGATCGACGCCTGCGGCCCGTAAGTCCCGGTAATCTGTGAACTTCCGGCCACGAAGTATGCTCCACGAGTCTGCGCGTACAGGTTCGGTCTTGGGTTCCCCACCAAGGCCAGATCGCCCGTACTGAGTGGGGTCCAGGACGACGGTGGTCCCGTTCCGCCCGTTCTCTCCCTAATGTCGATTCTGAGATCCTCGTGATAGGGAAGATAGTTCAGCGAAGCGTCGTTAATTTGCTGGTTAGCGGCCGGGGCTCCGGAGTTCGTCAGGTTTATAGTACCGTCATTCAACTGGTGGGGATGCGCATTGAAGTTGAAACCGGCGGCTTCCCGCGGAGGAAGGGTCCAGTGTAGCTCGATCCTCTGGTCGGCGGCGTCATACTGCCCGGACGAGGCGTCGAAGGTTCCACGGGCGTAGGTGGTTGAGGAGAGAAACTACTACCGGTGACGTAACCCGGAGACCACGGCTTCCGCATAAAATAATAATTGAACGAAGTGTCCCACTCTGTTCCTCCGCCTCCACTTCCCTGCGCGTACGTTACTTCGTGCGATGTCGGATTGTAGAACAGCCCTGTCGATGTAGAACTCTCTCTTATCGGCGCTACGAAGGTTCTCCCTGATCCGTCCGTGTTGAGAGACACATCCAGGGCGCTTATGACCACCGTCCGAGGGTGTTGCGAAGCCGGTGCGGCGTAGGCGCCGATCGCTATTGTATTGGCGCTCTGGTCCAGAGCTCCCGCCTCATTTCCTATCGCTATGGCATTCTCTCCGCGGGGGCCCGATAGCCCAGCTCTGTTACCGATCGCGATCCCTGGTGCCGGAAGATTGCTTCCGGTTAGGCGGATATTCTGACAGAAGTCTATGTAACTGACGTCGGTTATTGGGGCACAGCTTAGATCCACCAGTCCACCGGTTCCGTTGCACGCGCCCCATACTCTGCACGCGCCTGATAGAGAGCCTTTCCCTTGGTACCACGCTGAACCTACTCCGCCTATCCTGTAAACCGAGCTCCCGGTGCTGCCTGGCACCTGGGAAGACGTCACACCAACGTCTCCAGTCAGGACGACGTAGTTGTCTGGGAAACCCTGCACAGCGCTTTCCAACATCACCGCCGAGGTACCTGCGAAAGCCTCTAGGGTATCCTGCATATCCTGGCCGGCCTGGTTCAATTGAAAGAAGTCAAGGGACGCTATCAATGGATCCGAGCAGTCGAGGGTGTAAGGGGCCGCCCCGCCACCGCGATTGAGCGCATACTCGCCAGCTGCTGATGGCTGGAGAACGGCGGCCCCGGACTTCGGAACAGTATAGTCGCTGCTCGCGAGCTTCTTGCATAGCCCCATGACTCCCGGTAAGCCCGTCGCGCCTGTCGCTCCTTGCGCTCCCGCGGTTCCTGGTACTCCTTGGTGCCCGGTGTGCCCCGTAGGCCCCGTGTGTCCAGTAGGCCCTGTGGGGCCGGCTGGTCCCGGGGGACCTGGATCGCCAGGCACTCCTCCACCCCCATAGTAGTCCTCTTGTTGACAGGAAAACATTATACTATAATAGCAGAATTAAACGACTATTATAGTGCAAATCACAAGTCGTAGACTACCTCTAACTCTAGGGTTAGCGAGTAATCCGCATTATTGATCTCCACTTCTCTCCCGTACTCGTCCAATAACCGAATTCGTAGTCTTCTAAGCTCAATTGGTCCGAAGTAGATCCTTTCCGGACCACAGGCGCACCCGCCTACACAACAGTCAGTCGGAATCTTGGCAAGAACAGTATTGTCCACGAAACTCTGATCCTTAAAGGGAGAGATGATCACGTGGCTATGGTTATTGTGGAAGTCGTCCACGAGGAGCAGGAAGTAGGGGGTTCCGTGCCCAGAAAACAACCCTTCGCTTACGTAGACGTCTTCCCCAGTGTACTTGTTTTGGGGATCCCCCGGAGGATATTCATACGGGGGCGCGCAGCATTTCGAGCTCCACTGTATCCACTCGTTACGGGGTTTGTCGCTAGCAAGCTTGGCCTGCGGCGTTTTTATAGCGTCGCCTCTGAAGCCGAGCAACCATCCCAGAGTGAGTTGGTTCCGATTGATATTGGACGGGGGATTGCCGCATCTCTCCGGCCTATAGTCGAAGTCGAGGTCGAAGGGGTCGGGGCTTTTGAAGGTAGACTTACCGTTGTTGAGATCGATCGTCAGGGTCACCTGATATCCCTTGTTCGCGAGGAGTTGTGTGATTACCTGGGCCAGCACTTGAGGAGGGTAGCTACCGTCTGGGACCTCTATGACCTGCCACCCGTCGACCGTGGAATGCACCCCAAAGTCGTTGATGTAGAAGTAACTAGAACCAAGGTTCTTGGCGAAAGTATACACTGTCTTTGGGAACTCATGGTTCTGGAGCTTCATCGAAACCACTTTCTTTACGGGATAGGGAAGGTCGATCTGGAAATCCGTGCTAGGAGTCGTCTGATAATCTTTCCTGAACTTCGTGTTGATGTTGACCAATCTCTTGTAGGCTTTGCGCATCAGCGGGTTTACGACTCCCGGAGCCACCGTCGAGGGAAACGTGTTAATAGGGCTGTAACTGACATGCTGAGCCACGACGGAACCGCCCTGCTGCACTGGGTTAGTCGGTTCCAGAGGGGGTAGCAGCCCCTCCTTCACGGAAATAAACTCCCTCTCCCGGTGAAGTTCTAAAGTCGCCATCAAGCGCAAAAACGCGGATTGAAAGAACAAAACGAGGTCCTTCTTCGAGTCACCTAGGTCACCCTCGTCTATGTCTCCTATCTTCTCCAGCTTGCGATCGAGGCATTCTCGTAGTCGAGCGCTCGTTACTTCGTCTTTGGGTGTGCCAATCCCGAGCGCCTCCAGCAGTTCGTCAGTATTGTAGCTCCCGATGTCCAGATCCATCTCTACTATATAGTTACACGTTTAATAGCCCCGGCTAGCTTACATGAAGTGTGGCGGAATCGCCATCGGGGCCACCCCGATCACGAAGACGATGATGAGCATCATGGCAAAGAAGCTCGGCGCGGCGCGCCTAAGACTAATTTGGCTCACCACGTTGTAAGGTGACGCATTCGTCCGACCTTTCATGTTGTATGTCTTCATTATTTTTCTAAGGCTTCTAAATTATCCTCGACAAGGGTTTAAAATGGGCTCGTGGTATTAGTACACTCCAGTATGGCGCAGAGTGAACACGACGAGGAAATGTGCGTGCTTAAGCGGTCCGGCGATTCCGAGACCATGTCCTTCGATAAGATACTCGCGCGTGTCAGAAAACTCGGCAACGAGACTGTGCCCCCTTTGACGGTAAACTACACCCAGCTCGTTATGAAGGTGATCGACCAGCTATATCACAACATCCCCACCACGGTCATCGATGAGCTAACAGCGGAACAATGTGCCTCGCTGAGCTCCAAGCATCCTGATTACGGCATCCTGGCCAGTCGTATTATAGTGTCGAATCACATGCGCAACACGACCGGTTCTTTCTCCGAGGCGATGCGACAACTCTGGTCGTTCACTGACGTTAACGGTCTGTCGTCGCCCCTCGTGTCCAGGGACGTTCGCCGCATAGTGGAGACACATGGTGAGTGGCTAGACTCGATAGTGGATTATGACAGAGACTACCTAATAGACTACTTTGGCTTCAAAACTCTCGAGCGCGCTTACCTAATGCGCGTCGACGGAAAAATAGTTGAACGCCCCCAGCACATGTGGCTCCGTGTCAGCCTAGGGATTCACGGCGATGACCTTGAAGCCGCTAGAGAGACATACGATCTCATGAGCAAGAAGTACTTTACGCATGCTACTCCCACACTCTTCAATGCCGGCACTCCGCGTCCCCAGCTCAGCTCATGCTACCTGATCTGCATGGAGGACGACAGTATCGACGGGATATACAATACTCTTCACGAATGCGCGAGCATCTCCAAATTCGCGGGCGGGATAGGGCTTCACGCGCATAATGTGCGGGCGAAACACTCGCACATTCGAGGTACTAACGGAACTAGTAACGGGTTGGTGCCTATGTTGAAGGTGTTCAATATGACCGCCCGCTATGTAGACCAAGGTGGAGGTAAGCGCAACGGCAGCTTCGCCATATACCTCGAGCCCTGGCACGCTGATGTGGAAGATTTCCTGGAATTGAAGAAGAACCACGGAGACGAGGACATGCGCGCCCGCGATCTGTTCTACGCTTTGTGGGTTCCATCGCTCTTCATGCGCCAGGTTCGCGACGATGGTGATTGGCACCTATTCTGTCCCGACAAGTGTCCAGGGCTCGCTGACTGCTACGGCGCCGATTTCGACAATCTCTACGCGGACTACGTTAGCCAGGGCAAGTATAATAAAGTTATGAAGGCCCGTGACCTATGGATGAAGATATGCGACTCGCAGATGGAAACCGGTACGCCCTATCTTCTCTACAAAGATGCGGCCAACGCCAAGAGCAACCAGCAGAATCTGGGGGTCATCAAGTCGAGCAACCTGTGCTGCGAGGTGATAGAGTACAGCGATCCTGAGCAGACCGCCGTGTGCAATCTGGCTAGTATTGGCCTGACGAACTTCGTCACAAAAGATAAGCAGTTTGACTATGCAGAACTCCACCGCGTTACGAAGGTAATTACTAAGAACCTCAACAGGGTTATCGACATTAACTTCTATCCAACCGAGAAGACCCGGCTGTCAAACTTCCTCCACCGACCCATAGGCATCGGAGTCCAGGGACTGGCCGACGCGTTCGCTCTCCTCGACATCCCTTACGAGAGCGATGACGCGAAGTCCACTAACAAGAACATATTCGAGACGATCTACCATGCTGCCCTTGAGTGCTCCAATGAAATAGCAGAAGAGCGCGCCGGTGGGCTCAAGGACCTGTGGCGCGTGCACAACGAGCTTCCTCCAACCGCTAACGGCATTTTCGCCAGTGGTTCCAGAACTGAACGGGAGTACACGGGCCTTGACTCGGCAATGTCTTCGATCGCGGGCGGTTTGCAGCCCATCAGGGAGGAGCTGGAGAGAGAGGACGGCGATATCATCGGGGCTTACTCTAGCTTCCAGGGCTCCCCTGCCTCGCAAGGCATTCTCCAATTCGACCAGTGGGAGATAGACCCATCAAGCTCGCCCATGGGGTACGACTGGAGCGGTCTCAAATCAAGAATCAAGAGGTACGGCCTGCGAAACTCTCTTCTCGTCGCTCCTATGCCAACCGCTAGCACGTCTCAGATCCTCGGCAACAACGAATGTTTCGAGCCTTTCACTAGCAATCTCTATTCGCGCAGAACCATCGCGGGTGAGTTCCTCCAGGTCAACAAGTACCTACTGAGAGAGCTCATCGAGCTTGGATTGTGGTCCGAGGAAGTAAAGGACAACATCATCGAGAACAAAGGAAGCGTTCAGCAAATCGAAGGAATTCCCAAGCATGTTAAGGACAAATACAAAACCGTGTGGGAGATCTCTATGCGGCACCTTATTGATATGGCTGCTGATCGCGGAGCGTATATTTGCCAGTCGCAGAGTCTCAATCTCTGGTTGGAAGACCCTGACTACAAATCCCTGACCTCCATGCACTTCCACTCTTGGGGAAAAGGTCTCAAGACCGGTATCTACTATCTGAGAAGAAAACCTAAGCATCACCCCCAACAGTTCACCATTGCGCCGAAGGTGGAGCAGTCGAGCGAGGAACCTTGCGAGATGTGCTCCTCCTAGAAGGCATACTCATGGTAGTATCCGGGCAGAGCGCCCACCGTCGCCAGTATATCGTAACCATGCTGAAGTCGTACGTAACAGCGCAAGCAGATGAGTATGTCTGCGAAGGCGTCATGCTGCCCCCGCGGGCTGGCTCCGTCGAAGAGGTGCCGATGGAGCTCAGCCAACGTTGGGAACTTGTTGTACTCGCCGCGCGAGTTCGTCGCCACCACCACGGGAATGTCCTTCGTCCGTTTCATCGTGCAATACTCGGGTTTCGCGGACGCCCCGACGAAGAAGTACTGGCGAACGCCGGCTCGTCGACAGGCAGCCAGAATGACCCGCTTATCGAAGGATAGGTTGTGGGCGACCATCATATCGGCCTCTTTTTGGCAGTCCCCGAACTCCGTCAGTGCGAGAGATACAGGCACGCCCTGGCGTCGGCAGCGCGCTGGAGATATTCCGTGAATCTGCTGGCTCTCCGGACTTATGGCTACACCGTCAGGAAGCTGAATGATGTAGTCGTGGGCGGCCAGCAACTTGCTGCTCTCGGTGTCGTACAGAACGAACGCGAGTTGCACGATGTGTGGCCACTTCTCCGTCTCCATATAAGATGCGTTGCGCTCAGTCGGTAGCCCAGTGGTTTCGGTGTCGAATACGAGGACCTTCATGTCTACTTCAACTGCATTGTAAGTACTCAATTCAATTTTCTAGGTTATCGCAGAAAATTGAAGTTAATATACTTAGACGATTAATGACAGTATTACCAGCTATGGCATCCTCTGCTATCGCCCCCACGCAGTCAACTGTGACCGAAGAGCTCATCTGCCCAATCACCGGGGAAGTCCCCTCAGACCCCGTCATGCTCCAAGTGGACGGCCGAGTGTACTCCAAAGCCGCTCTGGAGCAGTGGTTCACACGAAGCCTGACCTCTCCACACACGCGCCAGCCGTGCGCGCGTGCCGACATGATCGAGTCGCCAGCCTTGCGCAACATGTGCGCTCTCGCCAAGGGGGGCGTCCAAGCACAGGCTACCGCGCCAATCGAACCTGAACCGAGCAAGTGCCGCATCAACGACACAGGCGCAGTCACGGTGCACCCTTGCGCGCATCGGGACGGCAAGCTTATCATGACGATTGCGTGCGATGCGACCCCCGGCATGGCAGACGCCCCCGGCGACCTCGCATGGTCCGACGTCTGGATTTGCATTGATAACTCTTACTCCACCTCTTCCCTCGTTGAGGGGCGCTCCCAGGACGGAAGCGCCGAGGAATCGGCGTATTGCATCAATGACCTGTTGCGACACACCTCGAAGGCCGTTACCACTTCCTTGAAGAACACAGGGAGCCGGATCGGAATAAGCACGTTCGATGACCAGGCCGACACCATGGCCGCACTGACCGCCGTCACCTCGGCTAATTGCGGGGGACTGCACGCTTCCATCGACCGAATCAAGCCGCGTGGGGGGACGAACATCTGGAAGGGCTGTCGCCACGGCGTGAAGGAGCTGATGACTCGCCGCGATAAGTCGCGAAATCCGGCCATCCTTCTCCTCACCGACGGCCAACCCAACCAAGGGGCCAACAAGCCTGAGAATGAGGCCATCGCGGGCCTATTCGCACAGCCTCCCGGCGATTGGGGCTGCGAGCCTTGCGGCCCCATCCCTGTCTACTCAATTGGATTCGGGTATGCACTCAAGCGGAATCTCATGTACAACATCGCCCGCGACACGGGGGGCGTAAACTCGAGCATTCCCGGAGCAGAGATGATGGTCACCGT